CAAAAAACACTATGAAAAGAAAGATGGTTATGGTACAATGGTAAAATGAGCCATGAAGAAATACTTGAAAAAGGATGGGATCCGGATCCCTTTAATGGATTAAAAGTTTTAAAAGGTGATATGGAATACTATTATGACTCAGATCCTGAAATACAAAAATCAGAGGAACTACTTCAATATTGGAAAACAATAATGGATACGTTAACTGAAATAGTAAGTAATTTAAATTGGCGACATCAAACTATAGGAAATATGATCCGTTGGAAACAATTCGAATCAGGAAGTTAAATCACGCTAATTTACATCTAGAGTGTGATCATGGAGTAGCGGCAGAAGTTAGAGAATTTTTTACCTTTGAGGTTCCTGGTGCCAGATATATGCCAGCTTTTAAGCGCAAAGTATGGGATGGTAAAATTAGATTATTTGATGCTAATAGTGGATTTTTACCAGCTGGATTAATTCAGCACCTTGTTGCCTTTTGTAATGATCACAAATATGAAATTGAACAGATTAAAACAAAATATGGTTTACCATATGAACGTAGTGATATAAAAGGTAAAAATCTTATTGATTTTGTAGAAGGATTAAAACTACCATTTAAAATTAGAGAATATCAGTTTATAGGTATTATGGAGGCCTTAAAACGAAAAAGAGGTATTTTAATTTCACCAACGGGTTCTGGTAAATCTTTAATCATTTATGTACTGGTTAGGTATTGGTTACAAATTTTAGCAAATAGCGTGAGGTATCCACACGCTGGACGAGTATTGGTTATTGTTCCTACAACGGGATTGGTAGAACAAATGTATGGTGATTTTAAATCATATGGCCAGGACGAGCTCGATATGCATAGAATTTATTCCGGTAAAGATAAGAATTTTGATGCCAACATTTGTATTTCAACATGGCAATCAATTTATAAAATGCCAAAAATTTGGTATGATCAATTTGGTATGGTTATTGGTGATGAGTGTCACGGATTTAAATCTAAATCTCTTATGAACATAATGAATAAGGCAACTGAGGCTGCGTACAGATATGGAACGACCGGAACTTTGGATGGAACTCAAACCCATGAACTTGTACTTCAAGGGTTATTTGGTAAAATTTATAGAGTGACTACGACAAAAACCTTACAGGATAAGGACGTATTGGCACAATTACATATTAAACGACTTATTTTGGATTATAGTGAAAAGGAACGACTGGATTTTGGTCAACCAGACTATATGGGCGAAATTGATTTTATTGTCGGATATCAAAAACGAAATAATTTTATAGCAAATCTAGCAGTTGATTTAAATGGTAATTCATTAGTGTTATTTAATTATGTTGAAAAACATGGTAAACCACTTTTTGAATTAATAAATAATAAAGTAGATGAAAAAAGAAAAGTATTTTTTGTATCCGGTGAGGTTGCCACATCTGATAGAGAGGCAATTCGTAAAATAGTAGAAAAACAAAAAAATGCCATTATTGTTGCTTCTTTAGGTACATTTTCCACTGGTATAAATATTAGGAATTTACATAATATCATATTTGCATCACCTAGTAAAAGTCAAATCAGGGTCCTACAATCAATTGGACGAGGATTAAGAAAATCAGATAATAACGAGCCAACGATGCTTTATGATATTATAGATAATTTGTACATTAATAAAAGGAAAAATTTTGCTCTCATTCATTCCGAGGAAAGATTAAAAATATATGAAAAAGAACAATTTACCAACGAAAGTCATAGGATAAAAATATGAATACGTTACCTAGAATTAAACAATTTAAGTTAACCAACAATGATGAAATTGTATGTGAAGTTTTGGAATACGATAGTCCAGAAAATGCTGCTATTATAATGCGCGGTGCATTACGCGTTATTGAAACTATGGACTGGGATAAAGGTGTGCGTTTCTTTGGATTTAAACCATGGTTAACATTTGGTGATGACCCAGCTATATTGTACACTTTAAATTCAACACATATCATTGGCGAGGTTACACCAGGTAAAAAACTATTAGGATTTTATGCTGAAACTATAAAAGATTTAAAAAGATCTTTGGCAAAAAGAAAAAGTGTTGATGTAAATGTTAATCATCTAGAAGAGGCTATTGATACTATGTCAGATGAAGAACTGGATGATTACCTTGACTCAAAAATGATTGGAGATAATGATATCCTTGACCCGGATATTACTAAGGATTCTAGTGGTGGTGGAAAGATTTTAAAATTCCCAAGTAATATTACCAAACATTAAATGGTATACCATCCTCCCTCAACACTACTCTATTATTATATCATATATCTCAGTCTTGTAAACAACTAAATTTTAGTTTTAATACAAAATATAAATGTATACAAGACAGTAAAAGTTTGATATAATATAACTATATTATTAAAAGGAGGCTTTTGTGAAAAAAAGATCTATACATTATGTGAATAATGCCGATTTTTCCCAAGCTGTAGTTAGTTATGTAATGACGGCAAATACTGCCAAAAAAGACGATACGAATATACCTAAAGTGCCAGACTATGTAGCACAGTGTTTTTTAAAAATTGCTGAAGGTTTGTCACATAAGTCAAATTTTATACGATATACTTATCGAGAAGAAATGGTGATGGACGGTGTTGAGAATTGTTTAAAGGCAATAAGTAATTATAATATAGAGGCAGCAACAAGAACAGGTAAACCTAATGCCTTTGCTTATTTTACACAAATTATTTGGTTTGCGTTTTTACGAAGAATTGCAAAAGAGAAAAAACAACAAGACATCAAAGTAAAGTATATTAACAATTCTGGTATTGAGGAATTTCTAAATAATGAATTAGGTGAGGAAAATTCACGAGCAGTAATATCATCGTTTGTTGATACCTTAAAGGAACGAATTGATAAAGTAAAAATGGTTGATACTGAAATTAAACAGTTTAAAAAAATAGAAAAACAAAAGGCAAAAAGAATTAAAACAGTTGATTCGGATTTGAGTGAATTTTTATAATGAAAATAGCAATATTAAATGATACCCATTGTGGTATTCGTAACTCTTCTCAGATATTTTTGGATAATGCCGAAAAATTTTATTCAGAAGTATTTTTTCCAAAATGTGAAGAGGAAGGTGTTACACAAATTTTACATCTTGGCGATTATTATGACCACCGCAAATATGTAAACTTTAAGGCTTTAAATCACAATCGTAAAACATTCTTAAATGAATTAAGAAATCGTGGTATGTCAATGGATATTATTCCTGGTAACCATGATACATTTTATAAAAATACCAACGATTTAAATAGTTTAAAAGAGTTACTTGGGCATTATATGAATGAGGTTAATATCGTTATGGAACCTACTGTAATGCAATATGATTCCTTAAAAATTGGTTTATTGCCTTGGATATGTCCAGATAATTATGATAAGTCGATGGACTTTATTAATAATTGTAAGGCTGATTGGTTAGGAGCTCATTTGGAATTAACTGGGTTTGAATTAATGCCAGGTATAGCTTGCTCTCACGGTATGAGTAAAGGTCTATTTAAAAGATTTGAAATGGTTCTTACAGGACATTTTCATATGAGTTCTAGACAAGATAATATTTGGTATCTTGGTAGTCAAATGGAATTTTTTTGGTCTGATGCCGATGATAAAAAATATTTCCATATTATTGATACCGAAACAAGAGAAATCCAGGCCATTCATAATCCACATATTTTATTTAAAAAAATTGTTTACAATGACACAGAAATGGATTATAATAATTATATTACAAATGATTTGGAGGGAAAATTTATTAAAGTTGTTGTAATAAACAAAACCGATTCATTTTCCTTTGACCGATTTATTGATCGAATACAAAATGAAAAAATTCACGAATTAAAGATAGCAGAAAATTTTAATGAATTTGTTGGTACAGAAATTGATGATGAAGCTTTACAAGAAATAAATGATACACCAAAACTTGTTGATTCATATATTGATGCAGTTGATACCGATTTGGATAAAGATATCATTAAATCTAAAATGCGTGAACTAATGACACAAGCCCAGGCCCTGGAAATTGCATGATTATATTTAAAACTATCCGGTATAAAAACTTTTTATCAACCGGCAATACATTTACAGAAGTTAATTTAACCAAAAGTAAATCTACCTTGGTTGTAGGCCAAAATGGTGCAGGTAAGTCAACTATGTTGGATGCTCTTGCTTTTGCCTTATTTGGTAAACCACATAGGAATATAAGTAAATCACAATTAGTCAATTCTATTAATCAGAAGGATTGTTTGGTTGAGGTTGAATTTACTATAGGCTCTTCAAATTTTAAAATTTGCCGAGGTATTAAACCAGGTATTTTTGAAATTTGGAAAAATGGTGCAATGATAAATCAATCATCACATGTAAAAGAATATCAAAAAATATTGGAAACAAATATTTTAAAAATAAATCATAAATCATTTCACCAGGTTGTTGTTCTAGGTTCCTCATCATTTATACCCTTTATGCAATTACAGCAAGGTAACAGAAGAGATGTTATTGAGGAATTATTGGATATCGGTGTGTTTTCAAAAATGAATCAGTTACTTCGTGAGCAGATTAATAATATAAAAGATAATCTTAAGGAATATCAATATCAAATTGACCTAACCAAAAATAAATTGGATACCCAACAAAAATACATACAAGATGTAAAAATACTTACTGAGCAAAATGTGACTGCAAAGGAAGCAAATATTAAAGATTCTGAGGGAGAAATTAGTATTCTTCTTGAAGAGAACACAAACCTTAGTGCGGATGTTGAAAAACAACAAGGACCAATAGAGGAAACAATTAATGGTCTTCATGATAAAAAGCAAAATCTTTTATCTTATAATGCTACCTTTAAACAGCAAATGGGACAAATTACTAAGGATGCAAAATTTTATGAGGATAATGAAACCTGTCCTACATGTTCTCAGGATATTAGTTCAGATCTTAGGAATGAAAAACTTAACGACTCGAGAAATAAAGCAAAAGAACTTAAATCGGCTATGGACAAACTTACCACGGAATCAACTTTTCTTGAACAAGCTCTTTTAAGTGCAAATAATACACTTACCGAAATCCGAGAATGGCAATCGACTATACACACTAACAATAAAGAAATAGGTAGGTTGCAAGGACAGATACGAGATCTCAAAGCAGATTTAGAAAATAATGTAACAGCAGATTTAAATCAAGCAAACTCAGAATTAATAGAAATTAAAAATAAACTAAATATTCTTCAGGAAGACAAAATGAAAACAAATGAGGAATATCAATATAATCTTGCAATATCTGAAATGTTAAAGGATACTGGTATAAAAACAAAAATTATTAAACAATATATACCAGTAATAAATACTCTAGTTAATAAGTATTTGCAAGTGTTGGATTTCTTTGTTCATTTTGATTTAAATGAAGAATTTAAAGAAACTATAAGATCCCGTCATAGAGATGAGTTCACATATGCATCATTTTCTGAGGGTGAAAAACAAAGAATTGATTTGGCATTATTGTTTACTTGGAGACATGTGGCAAAAATGAAAAACTCTGTTGCAACTAATCTATTAATTTTAGATGAAACCTTTGATTCATCTTTGGATCATGATGGAGTTGAAAATCTTTTAAAAATTTTGGAATCGCTTGAGGATGATACAAATGTATTTGTTATATCCCATAAGGGTGATATTCTTGATGGTAAGTTTGATGGTAAGATTGAATTTGCCAAAGAGAGAAACTTTAGTAAAATGGCAGCATAAAACACTTTACATTTGTACTTTTATGTGTTATAATATACTTATATTAATTGCGGAGAAATATAATGGAACTATCTGAAAATACACTTGGTGTATTAAAAAACTTTGCTAATATCAATTCAAATATTTTGGTTGAAAATGGCAATACCCTACGAACAATTAGTGAGGCTCGTAATGTCCTTTCTAGAGCCACAGTGGCCGAGGACTTTCCAATAAAATTTGGAATCTATGATCTAAATGAATTTATTGGTGTGCTTGGTTTAGTAGATAAACCTAATCTATCCTTTAAAGATGATTACGTTTTAGTGACAGATGCCTCTGGCAGAAGTCAAATTAAATATTTTTATTCATCTGAAGATATTTTAACAACGTCTCAAAAGGATATTACAATGCCAAGTGCAGACGTAACCTTTACGTTGGATGCTTCAACATTGGATAAATTAAAACGTGCTGCCACTACACTAGGACATAGTGAGGTTAGTATCACAAATAACGATGGATCAATTCGTTTAGGAGTTATTGACTCAAAAAATTCAACATCAAATAATTTTTATATTGATGTCGATGCCGAATATGATGAATCGGCTACCTTTAATTTTATTCTGGATATAGGTAATGTAAAAGTTATACCAGGAGATTACAAGGTAAATATTTCATCAAAGCTGATTTCTCAGTTTATAAATAAGGAGAGTGATCTAAATTATTGGATTGCCTTGGAAAAGACATCAACATTTGGAGTATAATATGTCAGAGATTCTAGATCAAATTACAGACCTTGCCAACAAGGTTTCACGTAGTACCGTTGCAGTTGTGGATGCCATGACTCAGAGAGGCGCTTTTAAAGGCGAAGAATTATCAACCATTGGAACACTTAGAGACCAGTGTGTTCAAATTATCCAACTTGTGGAAAATCATGAGCAGGAAAAAGCAATGGAAGATGAAAATAAACCTGCAGAGAAAAAATAGATATTTACATTCCTTTTGAATTGTGTTATAATGTATTTTTGTTATGGAGTAAGTGAATGTCAAACGATTTTCTTTGGGTTGAAAAATATCGACCAAAAACTATTTCCGATATTATCCTACCGGATGATTTAAAGGAAACCTTTGCCAAGATTGTGCAATCTGGTGAGATGCCTAATATGCTTTTCACAGGTACTGCCGGTCTTGGTAAAACAACTGTTGCCAAAGCAATGTGTAACCAAATGGGCCTTGATTGGATTCTAATTAATGGATCCGAGGAAGGTAATATTGATACACTTCGCGGTAAAATAAAACAATTTGCATCATCAGTTTCCTTGCAAGGTGGCTTTAAAGTTGTGATCCTTGATGAGGCTGATTATTTAAACCCGCAGTCAACACAACCAGCATTACGTGGTTTTATTGAAGAGTTTGCCAATAACTGCCGGTTTATATTAACTTGTAATTTTAAAAATCGTATCATCGAACCACTTCATTCTAGGTGTGGTGTATATGAATTTAATACCACCAAGAAAAGTATGGCCAACCTTTGTATGAAATTTATGGATCGTGCAAAGACCATTCTTACGGACGAGGGTGTGGAATATAATGAAAAGGTTCTTGCCGAACTCATTATGAGATTTGCTCCTGATTGGCGTAGAGTATTAAATGAATTACAACGGCAGGCTTTTAATGGTAAAATTACTGGCGTAAATAATAATATTTGTAATTTTACAGAGTTATTTACTCATTTAAAATCCAAAGATTTTAAACAGATGCGTAAATGGGTTACCGATAATATGGATGTTGAGGCAACTGCAATATTCCGTGGAGTATATGATCAAATGTATGATTATTTAAAACCACAATCAATACCACAATTGGTTTTAATATTGGCCGATTATCAATACAAACAGGCATTTGTAGCCGATCATGAATTAAATGTTGTTGCTTGTATGACAGAAATAATGGCAAATGTAGAGTTTACGTAAACCATGAAGAAAACACGAATAAACAAACTAATCCAACAGAAACACAATTGTAACATAAAAATAGGAGAATGTTATGCAATCAAGATGGATTAGTGTTGAAGAAAAATTACCTCAAGTGGGTGAAAAGTGTTGGTATTATTTTGAAATAGTAGGTATGCATAGAGGCTGGTATGAGGGATTATATGTAGATGACGATGGTGAAGAACGGCCTGGGATGCATATTTTTGCTTGTGACTATGGATTTTTAACGGGTGATGTTACTCATTGGCACCCTGATCAGGAGGAGATGCCAAATGAACCCGTTTGAATATTTAAATGCAATTAATTATTCCAAGCAAAATATAATGATTGACGATATCACCGAGAAAGGCTATAATTCATTTATGGTCAATCGGGGATTATCCTATTTTAATGATACTGCCTTAATGGCGAATGAAATGAATAGG